GACGTCACCATCCCATGCCTTGACATGAGGGAACCTGAATCGGTCTCCAGCACCACCGAGAGCAGCAACCAGAGTGTTGTTGCAGACCACCCGGATCGGTGTGAACATGATCGTCATGGCCTTCCCCCAAATGTGAGGATGGGCAATCAGCAGATGTCCTTGGACCTCATCGCCGCCTGGCAAGGTGAATCCCTTACGGATGTTGGCTAGACCCCAGACCTGCCTTCCACCATTCAAGGATCCGGCAGTCTCTAGTGTCATGTCGCCTGCTTTGACGAACTTATCGAAGAACTCGAAAACCTCAGCATTCTGCACTGGCACGTATGACTTGCCAGCAGGACCAAGCACCTGGTCGTCTGAGTCTCTGACCAACATGAAATAATCGTCAGTCGTCAGCATGTCTGTCGAGTTGGCAGACTGCACGTGTACACGTCTCTTAGAGACAGTCCAATCTAACTGAGCTGCCATGAGCATCTCAGCAGGGGTCAGATTATCATCGACCTTCTGACCGAGGCCGTGCCATGGGGTCTGTCCCGCATAGGCCATTGTTTCTACTGCATCAGGCATGGATTCTCCTTTCTGATGGGTTAAAAAATTACATCCTAAACAGATAATGTCCGGATGTACACAAAAAAATCACACATTCAGAGCCCCTGCGAAGGGGCCCTTGATGAATGATCTCAGCTGACTGACAGGAAACCGAGCTTGATCATGCGTGGCCGATAGTACTGGAATATCCGCCATGGTGGCTGCTTGGTGGTCAGGATACCATCGTCAGCAATCTGCTGAATGATGGCCTGCAGGGCAACCTCAGTGTGTGCGTCAGTGTCATCCATGAACTCACGCAGGATAGCTGTCATCTGCATTGGTATCTTGGTGGCGACGTCGGTATCAGCCGTCACATTGAACGTGTACGTGCGATCCTTAGCCTTAAGCTTGACAGGAGGAGGATCAGAGATATACTCGTCGGTGCAGGGCGGTGGCACGTCAGCCATGTCGTCACCGTCATTGAACAGAACCTTGCCGGTTGGCTGCTCTGGGATCTCTGCCACATGTGTCACGACAGGCTCAGGAACCGGATGCTTGGGCGCCTTGGCGTACTCCTTAAAGATACGCTTGGCAGCAGCTAGCTTGTCTGCCCACTTGGGAGCAGAGCTGGCCCCTGTGATGTCGAGAAACAGAGCTGTAAGCTCTGCCATGCTGTTGGTCTTGGCCAGATTGGCTGGCGCTTGATGGACTGCGATTACGTCAATCATAATTTCTTCTTTCTTGCTGCTATTTAATGATAATCGATGAGCGCAGCAGCGAATCGCTCATGATCATTTGAATACATATTAACAAATAAAATCCGCAATGTAAACAGAAAAATTAAAAAACTGCATAACTTAATGATTTTATTCAACTTTTTTATTCATCTGCCAGTTCATGAGGATTTCCCTCAGTTGATTCTACATAATAAATGGCAGACATCAGAAGTTTGTGATAGACTTCTCTTTCATCCTCAGAAATCAGCCAGTTGTCTAACGTGTCATTACATGCATCTATCTTATCATGAGCATCCATTTGCTCTGGATCGTCCAACAGATCTGTAATAATTTTTATCAGTTCTAAAGTATTATTTATCTTGATCATTTATTCTCCTTTATTTTCCAGATGGTCTGCCAAGTTCTTCCCAAGTCAAATGCGCAGATATTCTCTCTGTACACTCATGTGCCCATGCTACGTTGCCTGCAGTCCCATCTTCTGGGAATGTTCTCTTGCAGCATCGACAAAAATTATTTTTACTCCTGCCAATGATCTTTGATGGATCAATGTCGATTTTGATTTTCATAAAAGTGTCATATATATTCTCAGCCATACATTCTCCTTTCTAGTTTGGTTGATCATTTTCGAACATCATAATCTAATAAAATCCGTTTGTAAACACGCAAAATGAAAAAACTGCATAAACAACTGATTTTATTGACAAAAATAATTAATTTAACCAGTCAGAAAACTCTGTCAGACTGATCTTGTGACCAAGGATTTTCTCTGCCACTCGCTTCAGATTCCACTCATCTCTGCTGTAGAATTCGATCACCGGATGACCGCCTCCTGGACCGGATTTATCGATTAATTTAAATTTGATTGGATGATCATCGATCGACTGTTCGCATTCATCGAGGATATCGATCAGATCGTCAATTGTCGTGGTGGCAATGATGTCTAGCTGGATCCTGTACATGGGATCTCCTTTATAATAAGAATTTATTCTTCTTTCTATCACGTCAGATGGATTTCTGTGTGACTGAAGTACAGTTGCATAATCTCTGTCAAAAGTAAACAAAAATATATTGGATATAGAATCTGCACACTGAAATTGATCAGCAAGAATGTGTCAACCTCAATCGACTATTGGTCTATTAGATTTATTAGACACTACGGTTCGAAAAAAAAGTTTTTTTTGAAAAGTTCCTATATATAAATAAGCTTAATAACCGGCCATCTCGGTCTCACCGGAGAACCATATGGTTCGTCGATTCATAAAAAACTACCATTTATCCCTGTTGCTGCGACCATGATCACCGATTTTTTTCGCTTGTGCCAGTGATAACAGAGCTCGCGCGCACGTGCGGGAATCGCGGTCCGTGTGCCTAGGAACACAACAAAAAGCTTTGCAGCGGGGACCCCGAAGGGCGCCCCGGGGGCCAAAAATCGCCCGGCTGGCCCAAAAAGCGCCTAGCAACTCGATCTGCGGGACAAGATTCTTAAAACGGATAAAATAGGTTGACAATTATTAGTATATATAAGAGAATTTTTAAAATTGTCAAAAAATCCAAAATGAGGCGTCTAATCAATACAATACTCCAATATAGTTCCACAATTATTTTTCGTTGTTTACAAATTATTGGTCAACTGTTATATTTATACCGAAAGGAGGTGCTATGCCAGCAAAAAAGGGCTTATATGCCAACATTCACGCAAAGAGGAAAAGAATCAAAGCAGGTTCTGGTGAGAAGATGCGCAAACCAGGGTCCAAGGGGGCTCCGTCTGCTGCTGACTTTCGTAGGTCTGCTAAGACTGCTAAGAAAAAATGAGGAAGAAACCAAAACCGTACGGTAAACCACCAAGGAGATAATGGCCAGGCCAAAAGGCGCAAAGAACAAGAGGACCCAAGAGATAATGGACCGGCTAGCCGAGCTAGACTGCGATCCTATCGAGGGCATGGTCACGATTGCCAACGATCCGACGTCAAGTCAGGAGTTGAAGCTTCAGGCTTACAAGGAGTTGGCACAATACGTGGCACCTAAGAGAAAAGCCGTGGACATGACAGCTTCTGTTGACGGCAACATCTCAATTGACATCGTCAAGTTTTCAGATATAGAAGAGGATGAAGCTCAGGGTTCCAGTTGACTGGAGACCCAGGCCATATCAGTTGCCGCTTTGGAAGTTTTTAGAGGGCGGAGGTAAGAGAGCAGTCTGTGTCTGGCACCGTCGTGCCGGCAAAGACTTGTGCAGTATCAACTGGGCCGTGGTCTCAGCATTGCAGCGTCCGGGCCTGTATTGGCACTTGTTTCCTACCTACAACCAAGGTCGCAAGATTGCTTGGGACGGCATGACCAAGGACGGTCGTGCTTTTCTTAATCACTTTCCAGAAGAGTTAGTCGAAGCCAAGAACAACACCGAGATGCGGTTGACACTGAAAAATGGGTCAATCTTCCAGGTGGTAGGTACTGACAACGTAGACCGGCTGATTGGCGCAAACCCAGTCGGTGTCATCTTTTCTGAGTACTCCGTCCAAGATCCCAGAGCCTGGGACTACATCAGACCAATCCTTGCAGAGAACGATGGCTGGGCATTATTTATCTTTACAGCCAGGGGTCGTAATCATGGTTATGATCTTCTGAACATTGCCAAGAGGAATGAGACGTGGTTTCAGCAAGTCTTATCGGTGGAGGACACTCGAGCCATTCCCATGTCAGCAGTTGACGAGGAACGCGCGGCGGGAATGCCAGAGGAGATGATCGAGCAAGAGTTCTTTTGTTCGTTTGATGCTCCGTTAGTAGGGGCATACTATGGTAACGCGATGGCACGGCTGTTAGCAGACAAGCATATTACCAAGGTTCCTTACGAACCCTTGTTAGACGTACACACGTCCTGGGACCTAGGTGTCGGTGACTCGACAGTCATTCTGTTCTTTCAGTTGCAAGGCAACGAGATCAGGATCATCGATTATTATGAAAATCAAGGCGAGGGCCTAGCACATTATATCAAGGTGCTGCGTGAGAAAGAATACGTATATGGTGACCACTACGCCCCACATGACATTCAGGTCAGAGACTTCAGTACTGGCAGATCTAGGTTAGAGATTGCTAGGGAGCTCGGGGTCAGGTTCAGGGTCGCAGCTAACCTCAGGATTGACGACGGCATCGAGGCAGTCAGGTCCATCTTGCCAAGGTGCTACTTTGACGAGGACAAGTGCAGCCACCTGATCGAGGCCCTGAGGCAGTACAGAAAAGATTATGATGAGAAGCTGAAGGCCTACAAGGACAGACCCTTGCACGACTGGACCAGTCACCCGGCAGATGCCATGCGGTACCTGGCACTGAGTGTGAGAGACCGGATTAACAAGAAGATTTCTAACTTGCCAAGACAAGCAGAACTTGAATACGGGATCTTTGACGCATATTAGACACTTAGAGAAGTCAGATGTCAAGTTAGTTGTTGATTTGATCCACAGGCTGCATGCTGAGTCAAATTTTTCAGAAGTCTTGTTTGACAAGGCACACTGCGCCGTCAACGTGGAGCAGTGGATAAATCACGACGGTTATTACGTCCAAGGTGCCTTTGATTCGAATAAAAACATTTTTGCTGTTTACGCCGGTTATATCACGCAGTACTATTTCTCAAAAGACCTTGTCGCACACGATTTTTTGATGTATGTGGAACCCGAGAGACGCGGTGGTTACACAATTGTAAGGTTAGTCAAGAATTTTGAGTCGTGGGCAAAGTCTATGGGAGCCAAGGAGATAAGGCCAGGCACGTCAACAGGTATAAAGTCTGAGATGAGCAAAAAACTTTACGAGGCACTTGGCTATAAATTTACAGGACACAACTTTATGAAAAGGAGTTAAAATGTGTAAAATTACCCCTCCTAGTTCTAATGACATTATAAACTTTGTAACAGGTTTTCATAAGAAAAAACCAAGCAAATCGACCAAGGGGACGACTACTACGACACCTACCACCGCTGAACCGGAACCAACTGAACCTGAAGAAGAGATCGAAGAGCCAGCAGCAGAGGCGGCAACTGAGGTCACTAAGAAGTACGCTAGGCGAGGTAGAAAAGCAAACGTACTTGCAGGTGCCATGGGAGGCATGAACATGGAACGCATACGCCGACGCCGGATGCTTGGGTCATTTTCTGAACCAATGGGTCAATATTGATAAACGACAAAGTCTCCAAACTGCTGCAACGGTCTGAGCAGCTAGAGGACCGCAGGTCCATCTGGGAACAGCTCTGGCAAGACTGCACGGATTACGTCAACCCCCGGCGAGGTGACTTTTCTGCAGTCAAGTCTAGGGGATCAAACCAGAGATTTGACAAGGTCTTTGACTCGACTGCTCCGTTAGCCAACGAGCAGCTAGCATCTGGACTGCATGGTCACTTGACCAATGCTGCTGAGAGGTGGTTTAGTCTCCGTGTCCCTGGGTCCCCTGAGTCAGAACCATTGAGAGCGTGGCTGCAAGGTACAGTTGACCTGATGTTTGATGAGGTATTTTCTTCTCCTGAGACTAACTTTGTCACCGCAATTCACGAGCTGTACTTAGACCTTGGTGCTTACGGTACAGCAGTCTTATATATAGAAGACAAACCTGGCAGGGCAGTCAACTTCAGAAGCTTTCACTTGGCTGAGTGCTATGTCTCAGAGGATGAATACGGGCGCGTTGATACCGTCTATC